TGAACCGTTAGTGTCTAGGTATAGATTGCCAGTGCCGTTGTCTTTAACCCAACTATCTGAACCAGTATGGTAAATCTGTAGGTCAGACCCAGCACCGAAGATGGCTTTGACGTTATCACCCATGCTAAGGTTGCCCGTCATGGTATCGCCAGTAATCCTGACAAAGCCAGTAGCTGTATCTAGGGCATTTTTAAGTTCACTAAAGACTATCTTCTTAGTTTCAGTTGCCGAGGTATCTACAATAGCTATTGCATCATCGTCAGCTACGTTAGCCCCAGTAAGGGCTGTTAATTCTGAGATCTTTTGATCTGCCATTTTTACTATTCCTTATCCCTTATCTGAGTTCTGCCCAAGATGATATAAAACCATTACCCAAATTCAACCTGTAATAGATGTTATTTGGAATAATACCCTTGTCTGTAGTAAGGCCATCGATGTCTCTTTGTCTTGATATTACTATAGAACTGGACATATCTGAATTTGGAGACACTTCAAAACTTGACGTTTGATTACCCCCCGGTTGTGTAACAACAGAGACTGATATCGGCCTGCCTGTGGTGTTTTGATAGGTAGTATTTAATGCCCTGCTACCTGCTAAGCTCTGCCACGTTTGACCGACACCTAAAGCATAGTCACCTACAACCTCAGTTGCTGATGCAGCCACTTTAGCTGGTGACACAAGGCTTTCAACTGTACCTGTACCAGTTTCCCATGTAGCTGTAGCTTGATCCCCTAGTAGACCAGTCTGAGTGCCAGAAGTGTTTACTACTTGTGTGTCATCTAGGATGCGAAACTTATCATTTGTTTGATCTAGGTAGGCTACAGGTATCCAAGCATCATTACCATTTGCTCTTATGTACAAGATAAAAGCATCAGTATCATACCACCATTGATTAGCGAAGGTAGTGCTAGGTGCAGCAGTCCCTGAGTTGTTTGTAGCTATAGCTGATAAGACGTTGTTTATGTCAGTTCTAGCATTAGCTGCTGTTTGGTTAGCTATGTTATAGTCGTGTTGTGCCATATTAGTATTCCACTATCCCTTCCAAGACGCTTACGCTTGGCGATACATTGTTGTTGGTACTGTCGAGTTCAGCTTTGAATTTAAATGCTCTGCCTGTGAGTTCACCAGCAGCTACAACCCAAGATCCCCATGTAGGAGAACCAGCAGGGTCATCCGTTGTCGTGGCGACATAAATAGTTGTACTGAAGTCACCATAGGGTTGATCCTCATCTGACCAATCATCCCAATTATTAGGCCAAGTATCCCAGTTGTTGGGTATGTCATCCCAATTTACTAATCCACCAGAAGCATTAGCGTGATGCCTTGTTGATGATAAATTAGTTGATACCCTTACAGTTCTAGTTGATCCTGTGTCTAAGTAACCTGTAAACTCATATGTACCTGTAGAGGGTGCAGTAGCAAAGCTAGATAATCTTAATTCATCAGGATCTGGGCCTGTAGCTACAGCTACGTTAGTCTTACTACCAGCGAAACTTGGGTTCTCAGTGTCAGTCTGTGATGTACCTAACTCAGGTAATTCAGATGGTAGAACAACAACAGAGGCTACAGTACCTTCATTACCTGACTTGTCATAAGGCTCAATAAAGAATTTCCCTGAGATAGCTGGGTAGGCTACAGATGTCGCTGGTCTAGCAACCTTATTAATTATGACTTGGGGGGAACCATCAGTGAATGTCGCTGTAGTTGATGAGCTATGCCACAGTCTATAGTACGACAGATCAAAGTCAGTTGAGGCAGTCCAAGCAAAGAATAGAGTACCACCAGATAACTGCTTTTCAAAAGTAGATGGGGCAGATGGACCAGTAGTATCAGCCTCTACAGTCTTCTGTGCGTCTGTAAATTCACCTTTAACACCAAAGGCATTGATAGCTCTAGCTCTGACATCATAGACTATTGTACCTGCTGCACCAGCTAGAGGTGTCTCAATGTCTAAGATTTCAAATCTACCTAAGTCACCTGTGCCTAAGACACTGTAAGTAGACTCTGTAGACTTCTTAAACTCTACCTCAACGTAATCTACACGTTCAAATGCTGTAGCTGATACATTAACTACAAGGACGTTAGTTACATGCTCATTGATAATTCTATACTCTTGAGTAAGAGCTACAGCTACAGGTGGTACATCAAATGGTGATGGTAAGGTTGTATTATCACTCTCGTATACTGCACCATCAGAAACTTCATCAAAGACAGACTCACTGATCTCTCTAAGGGACAGATTGACTTGTATATCATAGTCATCTTGAAGGCCAAAATCCCAAGTTACAACTTCAAACTCTTTATTAGTCCAGCCAAATCTAGTATTGGTAAGACGTATGATGTCTCCAACTTGAACTTGAAAGGCCTTCATTCCGAATGCAGCTTGTACTGTAAGCTGTTGTCTATTACGCTCAAGTGTTATACGAGCAATACGTCTAGCTTCAGTAGTGTTATCTGTGAAGGGTAAGCTTAAATCAATTACGCTCTCTTGACCACCATCAGCAGCTAATAATGCATCATAGGTAGCTGAATTAAGGATAGGTACCTGAGGAAAGTCAGATGGTTGATAGTCACTCTCTGGGCCTCTGAATGTACCTTTAACTATATTGAAATTATCTCTACGTGAGTGTCTAGTTGTTACTGCTATACCTGATCTTAGGTCATCCTCATTAAGATCTAATACTGGGCTTGTATAATAAGCTGGCTTCATTCTCCACTTACCTTGAGCATACCACAACAAACTATCCATAGCTGTAGATAGATTACCAATAGCATCATAGGGAGTAGTGTTAGTGGTGAAAGCCCCATTAAGAGAGAACCTAGTTCCACCTGATAAAGCAGGGTAATTTAAGTAATCACAAACATTAGCTGCTATAGTAACAAGATCATCATCTACACTCTCAATGTCTTCACTAAGACCGTAATTATAGATAGTTGTATTAGTACCCTCTTTACCTGATGTAAGGTAATCTCTTAAACATAAGGCTGGGTTGTCAGACCAAGCTGTAGTGCTTGTACGAGGGTCATAAACTTTCTTACCTTTAATTACAGCAGTAACTTCTGGAACGCCATTAGGAAATGCATCAGCATCAAATTCCAACATAACATAGAGATAGGCTGTAGCTAATAGCTTACAATCTGTTGTCCATTGTGAAGGTGGAGCTACACCTAAGTCTGAAGATGTAACTGCAGTCTGTGTAGTAGTTCCTAGCTTCTTAACTATCTTAACCTTACCAACATACTTAGCTGGAGCCGTAACGTCATTACCACTCAGAGTAAGAACTTCATCATTAAAATAGATAGTTTCAAACTCTTCTACTTCATGTCCAGCAAAAGCTAATACACTATGTAAGTATTTATTGTTGTCTGTAACACCTTGAAATACTACACCGCTGGCTATTCTAGTCTTACCATAGATAACTTGATGAGGTAATGCGGAACCCCTTTGAGTTACTAGATAGCCTTGATCCCCACCCTGCTGATCTAATTTAGGCATTAATGCTTTAGTTAAAGCAGTGGCACCTAATGTGGCTGCATATGTTTTTGCAAATGCAGTAGCTGCACCAACCCAACCGCCTGTAAAATAACCAACAATACCTGCAATAGTAGCTGCACCAACAGCAGCTAGGTTAGAATCTTCATCTAGTAAATCAATCTCACGAAAATCAATATCTAAAGCCATTAGCTTCCAGAACTCCTACCCCAAGCAAGTTTCTGGTCTTGCATATCAGCTACAAAATCAAACCCAGCGTCTGTACTTGCACCAACTATATCCCTAGACCTTTGGTACTCAGCAGTGTACCTAGCCACCCTAGCTCTCTCTAAATCAATTAACTTATTCTCAACACTAACTTGAATAGTTCCTGCACCAGCATCTTCAGATATATTCATCTGATCCATGTAACCAGTAAATATTTCAGTTAAGCCAGTTGATCTATCCTCTAGCTCAATACGTGAGCCATCCTCTAGTAAGATAAAGTTAGTGCTTTCTTTCTGTAGACTGCCCTTAGCAAACATGCCAAAGTATATCTTACAGGTTCTACCCTGATAAGGAGTACTAAGAGCTAAAGCTAATACCTCAGAGGGTAAACCTGTAATACTAATATTAGCACCTTTAGCAGCAATCTCTTTAGTTTCCTCAACAGAAGATATGCCTAAGAGAGTACCAGCACCTGTCCAAGAAACCCCTTCAAAGGTAAGAGTACCTACACCTGTCCACAGACGTAGGACATTATCACTATCAAAGTTCATCTCAACAGCAAAGAAGGGGTAGATTACATTATCATCTAATGCATCAACTATTGTGTCAGGTAGAACTCTCGACATTACTGTAGAGCCTCTATAGCTTCAAAGGATATACCATAGAAACTAGCATTATCTATAGACCAAGAAGTAGTGCTATTGCCAAGTCTAAATACACCTTTAGGACTACTGTAGATTACAGTCTCACCTGAGTATGTACTTCTTAGGTCAGGCCAGATCTCTAAGTTACCATTACCACTTTGATCTACTAATACTTGGTGTAGTCTAGCAGCAGAGCCTGTACCTAATTGAATATAGTCACCAGCTAGTAGAGTGCCTGTCATAGTAACTGACACTGTGCTATCCCCTGCTGTACCTGATAAAGTAGGAGTGCCACTCACTGTACCTCTGGGTGTATCATAGTCAGGGTCTCCCAGTAGAAATGTACCTACAGAACCCTTAAGGGCTACAAGCATAGCTTTCCAGTCAGCAGCTAGATCCCTGCGCACTGAGGGAATACTGACTGAGGCAGACCAGATTTGACCCTGATGGGAAATAACCTGTTGCTTATATGTAAAGGGAGACTGAGAGACAGCTACAGCATTTACAGCACGTAGTTCAATACTCTCTATGCCAATAGTTGTAGGTGTATTAAGAGGGTAACTTATAGCCATAATTTATCCAAATGCTGATTTCATTGCACCACCCCTACGTCTTTGGTTCATAACTGCACCTACGGACTGATTGATGATAGCTGGTGATGCTTGTGCAATAGTTTGAGTAATAAGTCTCTTAGTATCGTCTGAGGTATTAGCTGAGATATTGAATACTTGGTTTACTACTGTACCGCCAGCACCCTGACCCTTAGTGTGGTCTACGACAGTCTCTCTAGGGTGTAGCATAGCCATAAAGCCACCCTTACCATCTAAGCCACCTGATCTTGGGCCTGAGCCTGTATACCCACCACCATCTGCACTAGGTAAGTTTGGCCCTTGTACTGGACCAGCTAATATAGGCTTAATAGCGCCAGCAATAGACTGTACTAATTGCTCAACAACAAGTATTCTATATAACTGTTGGATAATATCTGTAGCCATAACTCTGAAGGCATCTTTAGCTGATGTAGTACCGTCAACTAAAGCCATAAAGAAGTTATCGAAGGGTGCAGCTAATCTGTTTGCTTGATCTTCTAGCTTCTTAAACGCATCATTTTGTTTACTAAGGGAATCATTAGCTTTCTTAGTGTCGTCATCTAGTTTATTCATAAACCAGTCAGTTGTATCTAAAGCCGTTGTCGTTGTATTGGTAAGACCTAGAAGATCGTTTACCATACCCATCAGAGATTCCCAAGATCCGTCAGCAGCAGACTTAAGATCGTTCACCGCTCTTTCAGCTTCCCCTAGATCCTTCTGAGCTTGAACCATAGCGTCTTCTATATCACCTCCTATAGGAGGAACCTCAAAACTTGTATTAAAAGTCCTGTTTATAGCGGCTACAGCTTTTTGAAGCCCCTCTTCAACAGTAGTTAATACACTATTTAAAATACCAAGTAAGAAGGCTTTTGCGGCGGGGCCTACAGTTTGTATTTGAGCAAGGTAAACATCTATCTTAGCTATAGCAAAATCCCACAGACCATCAAACAGGTTTCCTAACTTCTGCATAGCAGCGCTAAAACTGCCTGTTGCAGTAATCAAGGCGTTGAACCTATATAATACTTCTCCTAACCCTACTACCAGTATACCTATACCTGAAGCAATTAAGCCTGTCCTAACTAAAGCAAAGAAACTTCTAGCTGCCCTACCAGATAAGATAAAACCTGCAACTACCTTTGTAACCATTACAGCGCCAAAGGCTATGGCATAAGAAATAAGTCTAGCAAAGTTATCAGCTATAAAAGTACCTACGTTCCTTGCTACATCCCCTAGAGAAGAGAAGGCAGAAGTTATAGCATCTATAAGAGGTTTTATCGGCTCAAGTGCCGCACCCATATCCTTCTTAATCTCTTTAAAGTTTATAGTTAGGTTCTTTGACTCTAAGTATGCACGACCAAGAGCAGTAGATATAGCAAGTCCGATACCTAAAATAGCTCCAGCCAACCCTGGGAGTAGACCTGCAAGCTGAGTACCCTGTTGACCAAATGCAACTAAGGCATCAGTACCAGATTGAACCTGCACAAAGAAGTCACCGACTTGGTAACCAACCTGTTGAGTGTACATACCAAACTTGTTGGTACTCTTTCCAGCTAGTCTTTGAGCATCCGCTAATCTTTTAGCAGCTATAGCGGCATTTGATTTAGCGCCAGTAATTCTTGTTGTAGCTGCTGTTGCCCTATCAAATGAGGCACTTTGTTGATTAGAGGCGGCAGTAGTTTGACCTATAGCAGCATATAATCTATCTTCAGCGGCATCCAGTTGTTTTATGGCGGCGCTATACTGTTGAGCATCAATCCTGTTTTTATTAAAAGCTGCATCTAAGAACTGCATGGTTTGAGTTAAAACTTTAGCTTGTGCTGCCGCTCCAACTACAGAACCAGTAAGACCAGTAAACTCTTGTTTTACCTGATCCGCATTAGTTGCTATGATTATTGATACGTCAGCCACTATTCATAACCCTTACATATTGCACATCTACTAACTTTACAGCCTCGATTTCCCAAGGACATAATGGAGTATGTGTGAGTTCTTTCCAAGCTTTTATCTCGCTATAAGTAATCGGGTTAGGGCCAGAGAACCCCATAGTTCTGCTATTGTTTAAATCAATAAAGGCAGACCAGACATGAGAAAGAAGAGTAGGAAATTCTGTCGGGGGTTCCAGTTCTTTCGGCTTATGTCCAATCTGCCTTTCTACTTGTTCTAAGTGTTCACGTTGTGTAGTACCATTTTCATCTGGTAGACTAAGCTTAAAATTAAACTCTGCCCACTCACAAAGATCTGATACTATTTCTTCGTAAAGTCCAAAAAATCAGAGAGTGCCTCCTCAATTTGATTCTTGATCCAAAACACTTCTTGGTAGACTTCCTTAGCTTTAGTTAAGGGGGGTACTTTACCTTTGTAAGTAATATTCCACTCTTTTGTAGCCTTAACTAAAACATCTAAAGAAGAGTCTTCTAATTCTTCAGCGGTAACATCAATCTTCTTACCACCTTTAGATTTCTTGAGTTGTTTATTAGTTTGCTCATGCATAGCTGCCTTATACTGCTTAGAGTGTGGGGCATACATGGTAATAACCATAGGTGTTTTATCATCATTCTTTAAATCTTCATCTGTATTAGGGTGTTTTAAGATGATGTCAACGGTGTCATTAGTCGGAGTTAAATCTAGTAAGTCCATGTCGAGTTTCCTTATCGGGTTAAAAAGTTGTCGGGTTAGTAATTAAAGGGGAAGCATCAGACCCGACACCAATGCCTCCCCACCCTAGCTAGGGAACCTATGCAGAGCGAGTAATAACTAAGTTACTTGCATCTGTAGTGTTATAGAGTGCTACGAATGACATAGAGATAACACGGCTAGTTGGGCCATCTACACCTACATCTGCACTATTAATCTTAGCCCGTGGGAATGCGAACTTCATGGTATTGCTACCATCACCCACAGTTACCTCAAGCTCAGTTTCAGTCTCATTCAAGAAGCGGTTGATTAAAGCTGCATCCTCAAAGTAAGCTGAGATAGTACCTTCGACTTCTGCACGACCAACCTCTAACTGTGGCGCACTATCACTACCAATTACGAAGGTAGGTGCGAATGAGTTAGTCAGAGTGAAGTCCATACCAGTTACGATAGCTGATGTAGAGGGTGTACCATTTACGTTACCGATAGCTAATGTACCTGAGTAGGCATCGAATGGAGCAGCACCTGATGCAGCGTCCTGTGTCTTCTCAGTAGCACTCATGGTCATGTCTTTACCAACCATACCGTAGGTAGCTGTTACCATCTGGTTAGGGGCTAGAGAGATACCCATAGTAGAAACTGTCATACCTGTGAACAAACGAGCTTGGTCGATGTCAGCAGCATAGTCTTCGATAGAGAAGAATTTAGGTGTTGTACCAACCTTAAGGACGTTAGTTGACCAAGTGGACAACATAGCTGATTCTAGGAATGCATCATAGTCAGCATCACGTAAGTCAGCAACAATATCACCAGCAGCTTGACGGTTACCATGACGATCAACACGAGGCATACGATCAGCTTGAATATCAGTACCAGCTACACGATCTTTAGTTAAGTTCAAAGAGTGTGTGCTGAAGGGTAAGTTTGTGAAGTTACCAGCAGGAGTCGTGCCAAATGTGCTTTCCACAATGAACGATAGGCTGGAACGAGAACCTTGTGCGAAGGCCATAATGTATTCTCCTAATTATTGTAAACGTACCATCCGATATTAATCGGAACGTAGTACCAAGGTGCATCTAAGAAACCTTGCTGTCTCTCAGCGTAGTCAATAGATACAGTTATTGTTTCATCCCCATTGTAGGAGATTTTAGTGGTTGCTTCAAAAGCCTCTAAGATAGTATTAGCTAAGGCATCAGCAGCGGCGGGGCCATTACCTTCTGGGGTGTAGGCAGTTACAACAAACACACCATCGTATCTCTGTTGTGGGTTTAAACCTCTTACAGCGGGCCTGCGGAGTGTCGGGAGAAAATTGGTCTGTAGGTAGCTTGTACCTGTAGTTGGGCTAAATGAAACATTCTCATAAGCTATCCCCGTAGGTAAATTAGAGGTGTTAGCTAACTTGTTCTCAAGTGCTGCCCGTATGTCATTATAGATACTAGCCATAAATATTTCTCACTTGAGTATAAACCCCGTAAGGTTGTATTTTCCAGTTCGGACCACCGTATTCTACTACTCTAGCATGAGGACTATCATTGCGAAGAGTAATTTTTTCTGTAGAGGATAAATCTAAGGCGTTAATATCTTGTACTAGATTATTTAAACCCTCCTGCCGCATGGCTTGTTTATTTTGTTTTCTAGGTTTATTACGAGAAGATTTACCACGGCCCCTAGAGCTTGTATTAGTTTGAAAAGAGTGTGAGGTAACATAAGCACCTGTATCTACAGGAGATAAATCAACAGTTGTTTGTGCTATATCAAACAATTTATTATATACTGCATTTTCAACTGTTTCATCAAGCTTATCCATCTTTTGATTAAAAGAAGAGTTGATTTTTATAGTTGCTTGTATAGACATTACTCTCTCACATCACACAAGAAACAAATCTTGACCCCATTAGAAAATATAGTAACAACAGAAATAACATTAACTGTGTCACCGTTACCAATAATCTGATCTTCGTCATCGGGTTCTACTGCCAATCCTAAAGCTGGGACTACGCATTTACGGGTGCCTCTACGGATCTCATCTACATTAGCTATGATACCTTGATCGTAGTTGTAGAAGTAACCCTCAAAGCTGTAGTCAGTTGTAGCTGAACCTGTTACCGACCCAGTAGTAGGGTCGTAGGTTCCTGCTGTAGTCTTCTTGCGGAGAGTAAGCGGCTCACCAAACTCCTCTACCATCTTGAGTAGGTTATAACCTCTTGAGAATGCCATTACCTACCCCTTAACTATAATCGTAGTCATCACCACTGTAACTTGGTGGGTTCTTGAATCTATCCCTACGGAAGGATGGTGGAACACGATCTGTATCTTGTCTTACAGTATCTACTCTAGCTATACTAATACCACCAGCAACTACACCTACACTAGCTCCAGCCTTCTTACCGTTAAGCTCAAGGTCTAAAGCAAGCTGAGAGTACTGGTTGGCTAGGTCACTGTAGTTAGCACTCAGAGCGCCTGACAGGTTCTGTGTAACCCTACGAGAGTATTGTGCAGCGATTGTTCTGGCAGTCCAAGCACCTGCTTGATAGATGTTGTCGCTAGTCTGGGATAGAGCAAAAGTAATTTCTTCATTCTGAACTTGTTGGTCGGTGGTGTCAGTGTCCCCTACAAGGAGCCGTACAGAGTTCAAGCGCCCAGAGGCTGTACCTGTACCTAAATCAGTT